GGGGCGATCAGCTAGCTTTCGCTAGCGGGTTTCCTCCCAGTTAAGGGAGAAGGTATCTTCCAGATACCTTCCAGCAAGTCCTTCCCCGCCAAAGGAATGGCTGGTAGGGACGTAGTCCCAGTTGGGACTACGCTGCATCTTTAATCGGTAAGTGGTTCGGCCAAGCCTGGCTGACAACCTACCATCTCTCAACTCACCATAGAGAAAGCTAAGGAACAACCCATCTGGGTTGATACTCAGCCTTCGACTCCTTGAGTAGCGAGACCCACCTTTGGGAATGATATACTTCTGACGAGCCTGGTACCCACGATAAACGTAGGAACCATTCTCATCATAGCATATCTCCTTAAGGAACTGCGAGGGGCACCTCACACCAGAATCCTCGGGCGCCGATGCCGGGACCAAAGGTAGGCTACGAAAGCCATCCCTGATCACTGACACCGTTCGCCTTAAGGGCAACTGATGCTGGGAGCTCCACGCAATTAGGCTATTGATGGTTGAACACGCGTCCTGCGGCGACCGGAGCTTCTTAATGAAGACCGGCCGTACTGGCACATGATTGTACCAGTCGGATCCGCAGGACTCGCGAAACGGACCCTCAGAGAAGGTCTTAGCAAGGTTCGGCAAGAAGCCGCAAGCTTCGATAACTTTAATCGTCAAGTCGAAAGCTTTCGACAAGACGACGAGGTCATCACCAAAGCAAGCGAAAGTCACACCGTTAATAAACGGTAGACCCAGCGTTCTGTAAACCGCGCTAATCACCGAGGAGAATATGACGGTCTGCAGCGGGAAGGTAAAACCATTACCCATTGTAGAGATCATATTCAGCGGAATCCTACGACCTTTGTAGGTAGTAGAGCTGCACCGCAACAGGGAGAGCATGTCCTTCAACCAATCCGGTAAAAGATCGGATAGCCGGTACATACTCAGCGTGTCTGATGCAGAAGAGAGATCAATGGTTGCAAAGCTACCATCGATCGCCCCGGACTTCGCTAGTCGTTGGTTCACCTGGGGTTGAGTGGAAAGGTCTATACTAAAGTATGACCTAAGCCTCTCTTCCAGAATAGCGGCGAACCCAAGCTGAAAGAACATATTCAGCGAAGGCTCAACGCAAACCATACGACTACTCGTTGACGTTTTGGGAACAAAGATGCATTTGGAGCTGTCAACATACACTGGATCGCCGTGAAGGCTCTGCCGATGAATTTCGGCATCAAGCCACCGACGACGTTTCAGGAGGTAGAGCCTGTACATGAAGTACAGGTCAGGCGATGTTGTCGTAAGGGGGCTATCGAACAGCTTAGAGTATAAGCTAGTAGATAGAGACCCGATACTAGAGCCAGGTCCGCAACGAGCGAAATCGAGGATATCCTCGTAACTCTCGATGAGGGCGGAGCCCCGTGGATGAAAGAAGTCGTCGATAACCTGTCTAAGGCTACCAAAGACTTCGTCATACCACGACTGAGGCGCATGGCGAGAGCTAAGGCAAGAAGTGTTAACTTCGAGGAACTTAGCTAACGTCTGCTCATGGATCGGCTGCGCTTCCTTGTCCGACGGGGTCCATTTCCGGACCAAATCTTTGACAAGAGAGTGAGCAGCAAAGGCATGAGCTGCGTTATCAGAGAAGTACTCAACCGGAGAATCTCCGATTGGGAACACTTGCTCAACATCGGACTGAACAGCTTCGAAAAGAGCGATAGGACTAATGTCCATATGGGCTTCCTCAGACGATCCGTGGAGGTCATGGCAGATCTGTTAGATCACGCCAGTAACGAGAGTGTCACCCGCAGACGCGGAAATCTGATTCAGACTTCCGATCAGCAGTGACATGGCAGCGCGGATATTAGCCGCATCCGCCAAGTCAGCACCCGCTGGGACGTCAACGGTCAGTGTTGCATTGAGCACCACCGGCGATTGACCAGCAAGGGGTGTGACACCCTTACGTACAATAATCTTGTACGTATTTCTCGGGACCGACCGAAGCACGCCAGTCACGGGGTCCACAGCAGCAAGCGACCGGAGAACCGGAGGCCGCTGCAGGGTAACCGTGAAAGGGCGCGACGGCGACGAACTGCTGTCGACACCAGTCTGCGTACCACCAATGGCGGAAACCGCATACTGTTTGCCGGAGCTGGTCGGCGCCGTATCCGCGACAACCGTATAGGTTGGCGAGGAAAAGCCCGTCTGAGCAGAGCCCGTAACGGGAGAAGAAAGAGAAAAGGACATAAACGTCTCCATTAAAAGAAGGGATGAAGGCCCCGAAGGTTCGAAGTCAGGATAGCAGCGATGTTAACCCACGGCTTCTCACGCAACGGTACGTTAAAACGTAACGTCGGAAGAAGATCGCTAGGCAACAAGGCGCTCCTCGAGAACGTAACCTTCTTGAACTTCGCCGCACCTCCGTGCTCATACATTGACTCTATCTTCGAAATGGACGGGGAATGGTTAGGCGTCAGCGTGCCAAGACTAAAGTCATAGTCAACGGTCCGCCGGCGTGTAACGTTCCCCCAACTCAGATCTTGATAGCGGAATGTAAGTGCATCTATTACTGAACCAACGTTCAGAAAATAGTCCACTACGAACGAATACGGGATGACAGCCCAAGCAGTAGGCAGGATCTCTGAGACTTGAAGTCCCAAATTCTGATACTGCGGAAGGTTGCCAAGAACCGCACCAGTTCGTACCGCACCCTTGATACGCATGGTGTAATTCGAGACGGATCGAATCTGGCCAAGCGAAGTTAGGAAGGCACCCCCGGGAAAGGGGTTCCAACCGAACGTAGACGCGGCAAACGGAACTGAGCCATTGGCGGAGATAACCTGCAAAGCAGGATGCTGCATAGCAGCATTAGCTAGCAGGGAACCAACGTCATTGGCCAGAGGCGTAATGCCAAACGTCCACTCTAGGTAGGAATCCGACAGGATCTTACGGCGTGCCCTACGGTCTTTTACTCTGCGCTTGACCTTTCGTAGGTCAGACAGGTAATCGACGGTGAGCTTCCGTATACCCTGAAACGGATTGAGGATACCCTTGATTGTCTTGGTCACTTCCGCGACGCTCTCACCTCTAAGAGAGGCTTGAGCTTCACGAGCGCGATCAAGAAACTTTCGGATACAGAGGTTTTCCGCCTCAGCAACCACAGAGGCATTTGGAGTTGGATCGCCAGAGAATACCGATGTATAATTCGGGATTCCGAAGGCCTCCGTACCCCAATAGCCACCCGCACCAGCCGGAGGAGAGATCCTCCGAAATTTGGCGTGCGCATAGTAGTACTGACCTTGACCGAAGTACATGACACCCGAAGCAGGGGTAGTAGCTCCCTGGCCCTGACGAACTAGATCTCTCCAGTTCGGCAGTTTATAACCAGAGAATGTATTACTCTGCGTGAAGGTGCCCTGTTGACTTTCGGTCTTGTTGTCATATATCGCCCCAAAGTAAGGGTCATTAGCGTAGTTACGCGTCGTGATCCGACAGAGGAGAGAATATCGACTAGTCTTACTATACGGCTCCATAATTTACCTGGTGTAACCTACAGAAGGTAGAAACCTACCTGCCGATACCATTACGGGCCGACGAAGGTCGGCGGTTAGTGGTTAAGAAGAGAACCCTGGCTCAAGATACCTTTACAGGTAGAAGGAGTCAGCGCTCAAGTAACCTGCGAGTAAAGACTCGCATAAGCTACACCCGCTAAATCAGCATTCCAGCTGACAGGCGGCTCGCTGCCGGTTACATGATGAACAACCCTATTGGGTTATCCCCAGTAAAGACTGGGGTGAAATCATGCTTGGGCAGTCGAGAGAGCCCCGAAAG